TGTCGAACATACATACGACTGGGCTATTAGTCACGGCATTGCAAAAGAACAAGCGCGGGTAGTACTTCCGGAAGGGCTTACTATATCACGAATGTATATGAATGGAACATTGCGTTCATGGATGCATTATTGTGAACTGCGTATGAAAATTGGTACACAGAAAGAGCATCGTGAGATTGCTACTCAATGTTGGAATAATATCACAGAACGATTTCCCTCGTTACGATAGGTAAAGATATGATTACTATAGACTTAACCCGTGACTCATTGTTTGATGAGTTGGGATTAAAGAGACTTAAAGAATCTTATATGCGGGATTCTGAAAATTCGCCGCAAGAACGATTTGCCTTTGTTAGTGAAGCATTTGGAAGTAATCCTGCTCATGCACAGAGATTATATGATTATGCATCAAAGCATTGGTTATCATATGCAACTCCTATTCTTGCATACGGACGTACTAAGCTGGGACTACCTATTTCTTGCTTTCTACCATATATGCACGACTCGGCTGAGGGTCTAGTTAATTGTCTTTCAGAAGTAAATTGGCTATCTATGATTGGTGGTGGGATTGGTATTGGTGTAGGCATTCGGTCTGCTGATGAGAAGTCTGTTGGTGTAATGCCACATCTTCGCATTTACGATGCATCTTCTCTTGCATATCGACAGGGTCGTACTCGTCGTGGATCATATGCTGCATATCTAGATATTAGTCATCCAGATATTCTAATGTTCCTGGAAATGCGGCGCCCAACCGGCGATCAGAATATGCGATGCATGAATATGCATCATGGTATTAATATTACAGACGACTTCATGCAGATTATTGAAAATCGTATGATCGATAAGAATGCAGATGATAAGTGGCATCTACGCGATCCCGACAATAATACAATCAAAGAAACGGTATCTGCTGTTGAACTCTGGCAGCGTATTATCGAAATACGTATGCAGACTGGAGAACCATATCTTCATTTTATTGATACATCTAATCGCGAAATGAATTCATCCCAGAAGAAACTTGGCTTGAAAATTCATCAGTCTAACCTTTGTTCGGAGATTATTCTTCCTACAAATAAAGATCGCACCGCAGTATGCTGCCTTTCTTCTATGAATCTTGAATACTTCGATGAATGGAAGAATAATAATGAAATCTTAAAAGATGTTGCAGAAATGCTCGATAACGTCCTGAATATGTTTATCAATAAGGCACCAAATACAGTAAAACGTGCAAAGTATTCTGCTATGCGGGAGCGTTCTATTGGTATTGGTGCGCTTGGATTTCATGCATATCTACAAAAGAATAATATTCCATTTGAGAGTGCAGTTGCTAAATCTATCAACATGAAGATGTTCAAGCATATTCGTAATGATCTAAATAAGGCAAATAAGGAACTCGGAGCAGCCCGCGGCGAAGCGCCAGACTGTGAGGGTACAGGTAATCGGTTCTGTCATCTAATGGCAATTGCACCAAATGCAAGTTCTTCTATCATTATGGGAAATACATCGCCCTCCGTAGAACCATATCGCGCAAATGCATATCGACAGGATACTATCTCTGGTGCATATCTAAACAAGAATAAACATCTAGATATTGTTATTCGTAGATATTGTGAAGAAAATTCAAAGATTGACTATGATGAAATCTGGTCTTCTATTATTGCTTCCGATGGTTCTGTACAACATCTAACATTCTTAGATGATTCAACTAAAGAATTATATAAGACAAGTATGGAGATCGATCAGCGTTGGATCATTGAACATGCATCAGACAGACAGAAATATATAGATCAGGCACAGTCAATCAATCTATTCTTTAGACCGCAGTCTGATATTAGATATCTCCATGCATGTCACTTCCTTGCATGGAAGAATGGATTGAAGACACTATACTATTGCCGCAGTGAAAAGATTGCTAAGGCAGATAAAGTATCTAAGAAGATTGAACGTAAGGTCATTCAAGAATTAGATATGAAGCAGATTGCAGAGGGTGAAACATGTTTGGCGTGTGAGGGGTGATACTATGAAGAAAATTTTAAGATTTACCGCATCTTGGTGTGGTCCATGTAAGGCGCTTGCTAACACGCTCAAAGATGAAGATATTGGTTTACCAATTGAAGTCATAGATATCGATGATGATACAGAAGTGGCTATAAAGTATAATATTCGTTCTGTGCCAACTTTAGTAATAGAGGACGACGGTAAAGAAGTATCTCGTATTACAGGCGCAAGACCGCTCGATCAGTTGAAGAAATGGGTCATCGCATATGCTTAATAAATCAAATATTATGTCTGAACGTAATTATTTCAAGCCATTCAATTATCCATGGGCTTACAGTGCTTGGCTTGCACACGAACAGGCACATTGGCTGCACACTGAAGTTCCAATGATGGAGGATGTGAAAGATTGGAAGAATAAACTTACTACAAATCAAAAAGACTTTCTCACCAACATTTTCAGATTCTTCACTCAGGGCGATATCGATGTGGCGGGTGGATATGTGAACAACTATCTACCTCATTTTCCACAGCCAGAGATTCGTATGATGCTATCTGGATTTGCTGCAAGAGAAGCCCTCCATATTGCAGCATATTCACATTTGATTGAAACTCTCGGCATGCCCGAGTCAACTTATAGTGACTTCCTACAATATGTTGAAATGCGCGAGAAACATGAATATATTATGGAACTATCTGAGGCGAAAGGTTCATTAGAAACTACTGCTACACACATTGCTGCGTTCAGTGCATTTACTGAAGGTATGCAGCTATTCAGTTCATTTATTATGTTGCTGAACTTTCCTCGCACTGGTCTTATGAGAGGTATGGGGCAGATTATTACTTGGTCAATCGTCGATGAAACTATGCATTGCGAATCTATGATTAAGTTGTTTCGTACCTTTATTGAAGAAAATCGTCAAATCTGGAACGATGAACTAAAAGGTAGAATATATACTATTGCCACAAGAATGGTGGAACTTGAAGATAAATTTATTGACGTTGCTTTTACTATGGGCCCAATGGAAGGCTTGACTTCAGATGAAGTTAAAAAATATATTCGTTATATTGCAGATCGTCGATTGATTTCTATGGGAATGAGGGGCATATTCAAGGTAAAGAGTAATCCTTTACTTTGGGTAGAAAATATGATCAATAGTCCAATTCATACTAACTTTTTTGAAAATCGAGCTACAGACTATGCTAAGGGCGCGTTGACTGGTAGCTGGGGAGATGTGTGGGCATAATGAAATACGAACAACAAACATGCTGCGAATACTGCGAATCTGAATTTACCTTGCGGTACTCAGAAGACCTAGTACATGGTAATCCTACATTTTGCCCATTCTGCGGCGAGGAGCATGATGCGATAGACGAGAGCTATATAGAAGATAGTGGGCAGTCACATGAAGATGAATAATGCAAGACTACGAATTTCCATGGATGTTTTGTGGATTACCATTTACCGATGATGACATCGGTGAATCATATGGATTTGTATATTGCATTATAAACAACCTAACCAATCAGAAATACATAGGCCGTAAGTATTTCTATAGTAAACGTAAAGAAAAAAAATCAAGTAAAAGAAAAACTACTTCTATATCTGACTGGAAAGATTATTGGGGATCTTCTAAGGAATTAAATGAAGAACTAGAAAAGTTTGGTAAAGAAAACTTCAAACGTCAAATTTTATCTTTACATAAGACCAAAGGTGATGTAAACTTAAGTGAAGTGAAAGAGCAGTTTGCTAGAAACGTTCTAGAAACTGCAGAATATATAAACGGCAATATTAATGGCAAATGGCATCGCACTCCTGATCATATTATAAAGGCAAGGCGATATACAAAATGAGGTGGGGTGTTATGTCAAATTCAATTAATCTATTCATAGGATCATCTTCTAATGGTGAAGATGTAGATGCGGAGATGGTGTATGAATATAGTCTTCATAAACACACATCAGCAAAGTTGAATATTCAATGGATGAGGCTGACTAAAGACGTAGAAAGTATCTGGGGTGGCTGGAATACAAGTATGTGGTCAACACCATTCAGTGGGTTTCGTTGGGCAATTCAAGAAGCTATGGGGTTTAAGGGTCGCGCTATCTATACCGACGTAGATATGATTAACTTCCACGACATCAAGGAACTATATGATGTCGATCTAAAAGGCAAGCCAATGGCAGCGCGGCGCGGTAAGCGATTTGGTGGTCATGAGTTTTGTGTGGTAGTAATGGATTGCGAGAAGATGCAAGATCATATTCCGCCTGTATCTCGCGTAAAAACTATTCCAGAAATGCATGTTAGACTTATTCATAAGTTCAGCGGCAATAGTGATCTCGTAGAAGACTTAGATCCTCGTTGGAATTGTCAGGATGGTGATGATGGTGAAAAAATTGGTGAATTCTGGCAACTTCATTATTCAACAATGGCTACACAGCCATGGAAGCCAGCTTGGTTTACTGGCAAAACATATGATCATCCAAGACAGGATCTAATAAAACTTTGGTTTAAAATGCGCGACACAGCACTATTTGATGGCTATTATCGCAAGCTTCCAAACGATACATTTGGCGAATATGACATTATAGGTAGATAATAATTGGTGAATCGGGTATGAAAGATTTAATCAAAGAACGGACAGTGTATTATGTATTATGGTGATATTCCAGACTCTTTTACTGCGCTTGCATCATGTGACTCCGACTATCTTTACGTGCATGCTCCTGCATTAGCTGCATCATGTGCTTTATCAGATAATAAGTTACATCTTCATGTGATAAATGCATCTCAAAAGGATTGGGCATTTATGCAGAAATTGCGTCTATGTGCTCAAAAGCTAAGTGGCAGAGTAAATATGACGCTATCATCTGAAGATACAGACTTAAGCACTTTATCTAAGGAAGAAGCTCGTACATACTATGCATGTAATAGATTTCTTGTAGCACAACAACTACTTGAGCTTGGATCTGCTTCTATGTTTATAAGTGACGTAGACAGCCTATTCATGCGGCATGTAGATGAACCCGATGCAGATATAGGATTATTCCTACGCGATCCTCTACCAGGTGTAACTGGTTGGGAAGCAGAAGGTACACGTATAGCTGCAGGTGCAGTATATTATAATAAGAATCGTGCTAAGGTATTTGCCGCAGAAGTTAGTAATATAATCATGCTAGGTCAACTTCGTTGGTTTTTAGATCAATATGCACTAAGCACTTCATATAGAAAGCATGAACATAGCATAAAGTTGCATAAGTACACCGATAAATTTATGGATTGGGAATTCATCATTGGTACCAATATCTGGACAGGTAAAGGTCCCCGTAAATATGATAATATAAAGTATGTGAATAAGAAGAAAGACTTTGAAAATATGCTACCTTCTCTAGAAAGTGTGACTTGGAAATGAAAGTTCTTATTCTAAAGCCAAGACTAGATGTGATGTTCAAGAAGAGTATCATAACAAGTGCGCGAGGACATGTTCAACCAATCCGTATGCATTGGGAAAGAATCGTAGATAAGATTCAGCACAAGCATCGACAAGACGACGTATATGTATATGAGGCTCCGCTTTGGCAGTTTAGTCCGGAGTTAGTAGATTCGTTTGGTGCAGATATTGCGTATATTCCACACAAAGAACAACACAACTTTGGGTGTAAAACAAATGCAATGTTCTATATGCAGACTGTATTTCCATGGCGATTCTATGTGGATAGTAAGGGATTTGCTGGAGGATCCACTCTATATGGAATGTCTCCAGATCAAGGCAATGCCGATAGTGGCGCATTTGAAAAACTACGCGAATATGTGCTTTCTGGTAAGAGTAAATTTGATCAGCCAACGTTGGGCGCATTGGATACCAAGAGCCTTGGAGAATATATTCTATTCCCATGCCAGATTCCTCATGACGAAACTATCAAGTATCATTCCGACGTTACAGTTGAACAGGCATTAGACGAAACCTGCCGAGTCACAGAATCGCTAGGTATAAAGCTTGTAGTCAAGGGGCATCCAGTAAATCCAAGTTCGATGCACTCGCTTAAGCAAATTGCCAATCAATACAAGCATACTGTTTGGTATGATACTGTGCATATTCATGATCTCATTTCAAATGCAAAAGTGGTCGTAGTAGTAAACTCTGGCTGTGGCATGGAAAGTTTACTTCATAAAAAACCAGTAATTACCTATGGACGTGCTGAATATGATTGCGTTACGATGAAATGTATACTAAATAACAATCTAAGAGAGTTACTATCAACACCAGTGTTTAATGAATTTCAAGTAAAGAAATTCTTTGATAAGTGGTGCAGTTTAACGTGCGACACCACGAATTAATAGGAGAAGTTATAACAAATGTCTCAATGGGGTTTTCATTTAAGCTTGGATTGCTCATCATGCAATATAGGTAAAATAACATCGGCAGAAAATATCAGTAACTTTGCTAAAGAGTTAGTCCGCAATATTGATATGAAGGCATATGGAGAACCACAAGTTGTGCATTTTGGCGAAGGCAATAAAGCCGGATACACTTTAATCCAACTCATCGAAACTAGCAATATTGCAGGTCATTTCTGTGATGATTCAGGTGACGTATATCTAGATGTATTCTCATGCAAAAAATTTGACCCGAATATAGTTGCAGACACGGTAGAAACATATTTTAATCCTACTTCCATCAAAATGAATTTTTTGCACCGGAACGCCGCATCAAATGGGGACTGTCCTGCCGGTTCCTACGATTTTCCGTAGAATATGATATGGCCGCCGTCATACCTCCAGGTGGATGTCATATAATTTTGGAGTTGGATTATGTTAATCCACAACTTCTTCAAGATAGCAAAAAAATACAAGAAATTCTAGAAGAATCTGCCAGACGATCAAATGCGCAGATTCTTCATAGCTATTTTCATCATTTTGGTGGTAATTGGGGTGTTACCGGACTAGTTGCGTTAGCAGAATCGCATATTACAATTCATAGTTGGCCAGAGAATGGATATGCCGCAGTAGACATATTCATGTGCGGTGAATGTGATCCACTTATTGCAGCATCGTACATTATTGATCAGTTTAAGTGTGAAAATGTAAATCTGAAGAATCTAAAAAGGCAATCAGTAACCATAACTGAAATGGATAACGATTATGATCAAATTCAATAACTATCTAAAAGAAATGCGGCTTGAATCTTCGAACTCCCGGACGATGTGGAACCTTGATCGAAGGTTCATGGCGATTACAATTTGCGAAACTTCTGATGCAGGACTAGCAGCTAAAGCAAGTAAATCTGGTATATCAATCGGTACTCTTCGCAAAGTTTATCGTCGCGGTGTTGCTGCCTGGAACTCTGGCCATCGTCCAGGAACTACACCACAGCAGTGGGGAATGGCTCGTGTAAACTCTTACATTACTAAGGGTAAGGGAACATATGGCGGCGCAGATAAGGATCTCCATGAAGAAGTAAAAGCAATTGATCGTGGTGAGTATGACTATGAAGGTCAAATGGCTCGTACTCAATTACAAACTATATACCGCAACTCAAAAGATTTGATTGGCATGATATCTGATGAGGATAACATGCCAGAGTGGGTTCAATCTAAAATTACATTGGCGCAAGATTATCTCAGTTCTGTCAGAGATTATTTACAATCAAAAGAAGAACTGGGAGAAGCGGTCATAAAAGATAAAGAGTCTGGTCTTCCCAAGAAATATGTTGCGGGACTATCTGCTACCACTGCTAAAGCAAGAGCAGCACATTGGGATAAGATGAATAAGAAAAGCGACAGCGATCCATCAGCATATGAACCCGCACCTGGAGATGCAACTGCCAAAACTAAACTAAGCAAACATACATTAAAGTATCGTGCCATGTATGGCGAAAGTATGAATGAAGAAATACTGGAAGCATGCTGGAGTGGATATAAGCAAGTTGGCGTAAAGAAAAAAGATGATAACATGGTGCCAAATTGTGTACCAAAAAATGAAGACGCTAAACCACTTGATGAAATTTCTAAAGGAATGGCGGGCGGTCTCTATACATCATTTCATAAAGACACTGGTAAAATTGCCTATATCGGTAATAAATCTGGTATGCTTAAGCATATAAAATCTAATTCAGACCATGTCGCGGGTTACACAGGACCAGGTAAAAAAGTAGGCGATATTTTTGGAGGTTATCCAAAGAACAAGAAAGCGGAAGAATCTGTTAAACTTACGCAACAGGCGGCAATTGCAATTGCCATGAAAAATACTGGAAAGAAACCTAAGAGAAATACCTAAGTTGGATGCATCATATTGGTTCGTAATATATCTTTTTTGGTCTCAAAACGATCTGACTAATCTTACCAATTATGTCAGTAGATACAGCGTATTCAATATGACTGCATCTGAATGTGAATTGAAGCGAAAAGAAGCTATAGATAATTATGACATCAATAAGAAATATTACTATGTGGCTAGTCCATGTATGAAGTATGATATACGAGAAACTGGATTGGATAGATTTCTAGATAGATTTCTAGAAGAATCAGAGGAGAAGAAATCTAGTAGGCCATCGACTAACCTATTGATTTTACTTACTTTTTAGTGCTTGACAATAGATAGTATGTATATTATGATACTATATTGAGGTGAAGTTCTTATGTCTATTAATGACCTGTTTAAGATCATCGAAGCCAACACTTCTCGTAATTTTAAGATCGAAAAGCTTGCCCAATATAAGGGCAATGAGACTCTTAAGCGAGTGGTGCGTTTAGCACTCGATCCGTTCATTCAATTCTATATCCGTAAGATTCCGAAATATACATGTGATAACCCAAAGCCTATGCTCCTGTCGAAGGCATTGGATATGTTGAGTGATCTGTCTAGCCGTAAGGTTACTGGCAACGCAGGTATTGATCACCTCACATATATTCTGAGCAATGTTAGCTGTGATGATGCCCAGATAATTGAGCGAGTTATCGAAAAGGATCTACGATGCGGCGCGAGCATTGCGACTGTAAATACTGTATGGGACAATCTTATTCCCGAATATCCTGTGATGCTTTGCTCTCAGTTTGACCAGAAATTGGTTGACAAAATTAAATTTCCAGCTTATGCCCAAATGAAGATGGACGGTATGCGTTTCAATGCGATCGTCCGTGATGGTAAGTGTGAATTCCGTAGTAGAAATGGAAAACAAATTCAATTGCTCGGCAATTTGGAGCAAGAGTTTATTTCTCTTGCTGGTTCTGTTGATTGTGTTTTTGATGGTGAACTACTTGTAATGCTTAAGGGTGATCATCAGTTTGCTGATCGTCAGACTGGTAATGGAATCTTAAATAAAGCAAACAAAGGAACTATTTCTGCCGAACAAGCAGCACTGGTTCCTGCCACTGTTTGGGATTTGATTCCTTACGTTCAATTCGTTGACGGATATTGTGCCACTCCGTACGCAGAACGATATGCTACTTTACAAGCAATCATAAGCAAGCAAAAATCAGAGGGTAAAAAGATTTGGAATGTGACTTCAACTATCGTTGAAACACTAGAAGAAGCCCAAGAGATTTTCCAAGAATATCTTGCAGAAGGTTTTGAAGGTATCATCCTTAAAGATGGTAATGGTGTTTGGGAAAATAAGCGAGCCAAGCATCAGATTAAGTTCAAGGGTGAACTTGAGTGTGATCTAAAGATCGTCGCGATTGAATCCGGTTCAGGTAAGTATCAGGGTATGCTCGGTGCAATTGTATGTGAGTCTATGGATCGTGTTATTTGTGTGTCGGTTGGCTCCGGCTTTAATGACGATCAGCGCAAGACGTACGGCAACGACATCGTCGGTAAGATTGTGTCAGTTAAGTATAATGCCCGTATCACTAATAAACAAGGTAAGAACAGCCTATTCCTGCCGATCTTCGTTGAACTGCGGGAAGATAAGATTAAAGCTGATCTAAGCAATGATATTCGATAACTCATTGAAAACACTCACTTTTTAGTGCTTGACAATACACTATAGATGGTCTATAATGTATATATGATGAAACGAAAGCGCCGCTCAGATCGTAACCATGTGATATATAAGTTGACTTGTATTGCCACGGGTGAGACCTATGTCGGTCTCACTCAAGTATATGATCGCGATGCCAATAAGTCTATTCATACTCGGTGGCTACAACATTTGTCCCGGTCGCGCACTCAAAATAAGAGTTGGGCGTTGTATGACCGTCTTCGCAAGTATGACTCAGCCCAATGGAAAGTCGCGCTGGTGGAGATCGTGCGCGGAAAGATTAACGCCCATGCCCGCGAATGCGCCATTATGAGCAAAGTGCATGCGCAGTTAAATACTCGAATGGCTGGTTAGATAACCTGCTTACGCCGCGCCGCTATGACGGCGATACTAACTGAATAGGAGATGATTACATGACAAAGAATCGGGTCACCAGGATCAAGGTTAAGACAAAGAAGCGCGTCAAGAAGAATCCGAAGGACTTCGATGCCACTTCAAAGCGTCTGGGCATCGAACCTAAGGTTGATGCTAATACCATGGAGAAGCTTACCCCTGAGCAACGCCAAGAACACCTGAGCAAGGCTTATACCTGGTACGGCTACTTCCATTCCCGTCGCGATATCATCTTTTGGCTGACGGACCATATGGTAAAGACCGGCTGGTCGACAGACGACATCGCCAAGATCAAGGCACTCGCCCCCTGGCAGGTCGCTCCGCGGTCGATCATCTTTCTGGCTCACATGCAGGACACCGGACTGGTTCTTACTGCGGAGGAGAAGACTAGATTCGACGGTCATATCCGCAACCTTTTCACTGTCGAAGCAAAGTTGGTTGATAATCGCATGTTGATCGGCGATGATGCGAATCCCGAAGATGACAAGAAGCGCCCGACCATCAGCATCCAGGACCGCGTCGCGGCCAAGGAACAATACTTTCTGGCCGAGATCGAAGGCATTCAAGACGATGCTATCGACCCAAAGATCGGACTGACTGAGAAGTTCGTTAATTTTCGGACATATGACTGGTTCATCAAGAATGAAGTTCGGTCGGCTACTGCCGCAAAGATCGCTATGATGAAGCGTCCGCTGCTGGAGGAACTGACCGACGCGATATCGGGTAAGGACCTTGAGATGGTCGAGAACTACAGCAACTTCACGAAGTTGTCTCTTCGAGCGTACCACTCCTTCATAGCCAACATGATCGAGGATGCTGAGACCTACGCTGGCAACCAGAAGCGGGCCAAGGCTCCACGGAAAGCCCGGCCAATCAGCGTCGAAAAGCTGGTCCGGAACGTCAAGTTCCAGAAGGCTGATCTAGCCCTCAAGATCCAGAGCATCAATCCGGTCAGATTGATCGGAGCGAAGCGAGTGTGGATCTACAACACCAAGTCCGCCGTCCTCCAGGTCTACATCGCGGAGGAGAAGAACGACCTCACGGTTAAGGGCACCAAGCTGATCGGGTGGGATGACAAAGTGTCCTACCAAAAGAAGCTTCGGAAGCCTGAAGCTGCACTGCCGACGGTGACCAACGAGTCTGTCCGCGGTGTCGATAAGTTCGTCGATGCCCTGACCACTATTAGAAGGATCGTCACAGGCCGGATGAACGAACAAAGTGTCATTCTAAGAGTTGCATGAAATACATCAATATCGACACCGAGGTATATGGCGTGGCATACGAGTGCAAGCGATGAGGCTCTTGTTCGACATGGACGGAACGCTCATCGATTCTGGTGGGTACATGACGCCTGAGCAGAAGTCCGTCTGGCTGCAGTTGACTCAGAAGTACGATGTAACCATCGTGTCTGGCGCTCGTCGCGAGAAGATACTTCAGCACATTCCTGGCCGATACACGATACTTGCCCAGAGCGGAAATGATGCGTGGTCTATGGACGGCGAGAGCATGTGGCGCAACGAGATCACGGACGCCGTACGGTCATCTGTCGGCATATGGCTGGCTTCTATGCGCGCCCAAGGCCATCAGGTCCTAGACACTGAGGATCGCGGTTGCCAGCTTTCGGTATCGCTTGTCGGCCACTATGCTGACCGCGAGATCAAGCGTCAGTTTGATCCGCTTGGCGCAGTTCGCCGTAGGATCCTAAGCGAGTGCCCTCCGGCAAAAGATGTCGTCGCCGGAATCGGCGGCACGACCTGTATAGACTTCTCTACTTGTTCGAAAGGCACGAACGTTGCTAGATTTGTGTCGGACTCAAAGGAGCCAGCCTTGTACTTCGGCGACGCAGTTTTTCCGGGGGGCAATGACTGGTCGGTTATCAAGTGCGGCGCTATGGTCGGCGTCATCGCCGTCAACTGGCCATCTCAGACTCACCAGATGATCAAGTGGCTGGTGTAATCTCTGAATAGCTAAGTCATTGAAAACACTCATTTTTTAGTGCTTGACATTAGCGTATAACTAAGCTATAATCTTAATATGATGAATGATTTGAAGATGACGAACATGAACAACGAATTCAAGTTTGAGCCTGCTCGCACCTACGCCGACGCTGACAACGCGAGGAAGGCGATCACAGCAATCCTATGCGAAGGCGACAGGTTCATGATTGTCGGCGTTCCGGGCACCCTTCGCTTCGCGCCGATTGTCACAGCAGCGGCTCAGCCCGCCCACTACGCCAACAAAAGCTTCACCGTCGTCGGCATTCGAAGCGGTCGCTAGAACCTCAGAACAGGAGAACGACAATGCCATACGTCATCCGCCATCGCAGCGCGGCGCTCGGCGCGCAGTACTTGACCCGCGACTGCGCCGCAGCGTGGTCAGGGAACATCAACACGGCGCAGAAATTCGGCACGAAGCGCGAGGCCATCGAGGAAATGGCGGCGCTTGGGATGTTCATCGGCGACTCATATGAGATCGCGGGCGCCGCGCCTACCTGACTGGTCCAGCCTGGGTCTCCGGCAACGCTCGCCGCTCTGAGTAGCTAAGTCATTGAAAACACTCATTTTTTAGTGCTTGACATTAGCGTATAACTAAGCTATAATCTTAATATGATGAATGATTTGAAGATTAACAACATGGCCTACAAGATCGAATACGCCCAGTACCGCAACCGCGAGTTCAACGCTTGGATCGAAGCGGCTGTTGTCCCCACGAAGCGCGAGGCCTGGGAACTGATCAAGGCACGCGGCTTTACCGCCGCGGAGAAGGGCATCGAATGGATGGTGTCGGAGGTGTCGCGCTCGCCGACTCGCACCTGGCTGGACGATGCATGCGGCGGGGAGGAGTCCGGCCGCAGCCGGTACGACGAAGGCCGCTGAACATGAAAACCATCAGCGATTACCCATACAGCGATTATTACGTCTACCAAAGCAGCGACGGACGTTGGCAAATTGCGCCGTTTACTTGTCACCAATGGAACGGCAAACCAACCCTGCCATGCAAGTTCGATACCTCATCCGAAACACACGCCGAAGCCTACGCCAAACTAGCGGCGGCACGGACCGTGTTTACGGCAGGGGCGGCGGAAGGGAATAGGGGATCACATGAGCAACGATAAGTACAACGGCTGGACGAACTACGCAACCTGGCGCGTCAACCTGGAACTGGTGGGCGATATGAACGCAGAGAACTTTGGGATTACCCGCGAGAATGCCTACCATGCGCACGAGATTATAAAGGAATATGTTGAGCAAGCGACTGACGAATACCCCGACGGCTTCGTTAAGGACTATTGCATGGCGTTTCTGAGCGACGTGGACTGGCGCGACATTGCCCGACACCTCGTTGACGAGCTACCCGAAGACAGTTCGACGGTGGAATAGTTCATGCATTTCATCCTAGTCTTCATCCTTCTGCTGATGTCCATCGTATACGTCTCCTCGATCAACGCCGCCTACAACAGAATCGCCTGGGTTTCCGATTATGTTATAATCTCTGAAGTAGCTAATTAGGATACAGTAAGCTATAATCTTAATATGATAAACAAGAAAATGATGCAATATTCTTCATATAAAGAAATTTCTGATACGGTTAAACACTTTATGATAACTGTGGCTAATGTCAAATTTATCACTGAACTGTCGATCACCGAAATAAATGAGTTTCTGAATGAATACGAGAATTATCTTGACAATCGCATAGAAATGTGATACTATAAGTTATGATTGATACAAACAACAACGTCATGTGGGATCATACCAATAACACCGTCATGTGGGATATTAGATTTCTGCGACTTGCTAAAGAAATCTCCACGTGGAGCAAGGATCCTTCCACTAAGGTAGGATCCATACTAGTCGATGAAAAAAATAACATTATCTCTACTGGATATAATGGATTTCCGCGAGGTATCTTAGATACCACCGAACGATATTCAGATAGGCTGCTGAGGTTAAACCTTACTATTCATGCTGAGATGAACAGCATTCTTCATGCCCAGCGCGACTTGATGGGCACTACACTCTACACTACATGTATGCCTTGCGTGGATTGTACTAAGATTATCATTCAGAGCGGTATCAAAACGGTAGTGTCTTATAAAGATGAACCATTTGAACAACGTTGGGCAGATTCAATTGCTCTAACTGTACAATATCTATCTGAAGCAAAAATATCCCTCATTAAATATGAATATGAAAACGATTCACTAATTTCTATAAACTAAGTTTGGGCGACGGCGCAAGTGCGCGGGAGGGTCTTATAATCCCTTAAGCACTAGATCGGTGTTCACGGCAGGGGGCGGTACCCTGGTCGCCTACCATCTCTTGAGTTTACTATGAGAAGAAATATTAATGTATCATATCCAAATGCGTCATGCTGAATATGTTACATCTATCGCTAAGTCTGCGGATGCATCGGGCTTTCATTTTGGCGCATTAGTATTTAATCGTAATGAAATCATATCTGTTGGGTGGTGTCAAGAAAAGAGCCATCCGCAGCAAGCACGATTCATGAAGTTTGCGAAGCCATACAAACAAACCAATAACTGGCTACATGCTGAAATTCATGCTATTATTGCAGCAAAGCAGGATATTCGCGGATGCGATATTGCTGTTGCGCGATGGGCAGAAAATAGACTTAAGCCTAGTCATCCATGCGGTGCTTGCTGGCAAGCAATGATTGTTGCTGGCATCAACCGAGTTTGGCATTGGAGCGAAGCCAATGCGTGGGAATATAAGTCAGTTAAATAACTAATAATAGGAATCCGTAGCTCAGTGGATTAGAGCAAGTGCCTTCTAAGCACTAGGTCGCAGGTTCGAGTCCTGTCGGGTTCACCACATATGCGGAACAGTGGCCGAGGGGTTGAAGGCGCCAGTCTTGAAAACTGGAATACTTGTAAGGGTATCGTGAGTTCGAATCTCACCTGTTCCGCCAAATTAGCGATCTATATATTTTAATATCTGCGAGTGTAGCTCAGTGGTAGAGCAGCAGCCTTCCAAGCTGAATACGAGGGTCCGATTCCCTCCACTCGCTCCAGTTTTCGTCAAAAGGATCATCGCTTCTTGGGAATGCTCCGTAACGCAGTCGCTACATACTAGGTCGCTTACTATATACTAGTTGGTAGAGCGACTGACTTCATCATTTCGTTTTAATGAGAAATGTATTGTAATGACAACTAGAGATTTTATCGAACGAATCTTCATCCCCACCGTTAATCGGGTGGATAACCAGATCACATATAATAACTTGCCTGATGCGTTGAAACAGCGTGTCACTATGGTTGTACAAGCGTGGGAACGTGACAAGTATCAATACCCATGCGACTATCTTGTATTACCAGAAGAAATTGCTCTGGATGACTATTACTGTATATCTAAAACACGGAAGTTTATCTATGAAGCTGGTCAGAACATGAAGTATGCGGTCCTGGATGATGATCTGGCATTTGGGCGGCGCAATGCGAAGTATTGGACAGAAGATTCCAACATGGAAATGTCCAAGCGCAAGGCTACAGAAGCAGATGTGCTGGAAATGTTTGACCTATATAGTAAGTGGCTTGATGAACCGACTGTAACCGTGTGTGGTTGTGGCCATGCCGAGAACCCACCACAAGGTAATGCATATTCTAATAATAGTTCGTTGAGCAGTGCATTGTGGATTAATGGTAAGGC